GTGTGCACGGTTGAGGATGCTCGATTAATTGAACGACGGTGCGGAGAACTCTTGAAGGCGATGAGGCTGTCGCGCAATCACGTAGGCGGGCAATGCGAATGGTTCCGCATTCCAGCTCGCCATGCGTTGGTTGCATTTCGGATGGGCTGCACTGAAGAGATAAGCTTGCCGTGGCAACGCGAGCGGATGAACAAGGCCATCCCCAAGCCTAAGACGTCGAACCGAGGGCGACCGCCAAAGCCGGCTGGTGAGAAATTCATCAAAACCCGCGTGACTGTGCCATATGAGGACGCCATGAAACTTCGCGCATTGGTGCCAAAGGGCAAGCGCTCTGCCTTCATGCGGGAGGCTATATTCGAATCCTTGCGCGAGATAGAGCGCCTCATCAGGAGCAGCACCCCATGACAGGGTTGCACGTCGAACGCCTTAAGGCTCAAGGGGTTGTGACATTTCAGCACTAGCAACCCACGCGCAAATCACCTAGAAAAAGCCATCATCCAAAACTGGGCCTCCGCTCTCCGAGCCGGGGCCTTTTTCATTTTCAAGGGACCCGAATGGCCCAGCAAAACATCGATATCCGCTCAGCAATCAGTGAAGTCGCCGGATGGGTACAGTGGGCACTCACGACAGCCGGTCAGCTCATGATGACCGCGATTTTCTGCGCCTCGCTCGCACGTCAATTCCACTGGCCCACGTTCGGCGTGCCCGTTCTGAACTGGGTCGATCTGATGTACGTCGGCCTCGCCTGGACCTGCGTATCAGGCGCCATCAATCGCCTCTTCCATCGATGATCTGGGCGCTGCTTGACGCGCTCGCTCATCCCAAAGACTGGGCCGTATCGATCCGTAACGGTGAGTTCTACCTAGAACCAATAGCCGACGTCCGCGCCCGTAACCTCAAGGTGCGCGGCTGACGGACCCCGTACATCGAACTTGACCGGGGTCCGTTATCGTCTGTGCAACGCGTACTCAATCCCGATACCCGAACAATAACCCTGATGCCATACGGCACTGGCGAAATTATGGCGTGCTCGCGCGTCTCAACTGAGGAACACCCCATGTCAGATACCCACAGAGGTCTGTCGGGCCTCATCAAGCGCGCCTATGCGTCATTTGACGGCGCTCTGGTTCGCATCTTCGTCTTTATGGTCGTCGGCGCGGCGGTTCTCTCAATCGTCGAAAACACGACCGCGCGAGCTCCGGACGGGCTCGCGTACTACAAGCTGCTGATGCTGGGCCTTGGCGCCATCATCGCCGAGTTGATGGGCGTGCATCGCGCCATCGTGGCATGGCACGGCGCCCATCGAGGGCAGACGTTTGCGTGGGCTGCAGTCTGGGCCGTGGGCTTTGTGTTTAGCATCTACAACGCGATTGGGTCGGCCGCAGAGACGCAGGTCAAACGCGCCAACGTTCAGAAAGCCGCGCTCACCAGCTATCAGGACGCACGCACTGGCATCGACGGCGCCCGCGCCCGCGTGACGGCTGATGAAAAGTCACTGGCGGATCTCAAGGGAATGACGTGGCAGGCGATGCCGCAGGTGGCTGGCAAAACGATCATGTCGGTCGACGCGGCGAGTGCGTTGATTGCGACGTACGAGGGCAACGCCCGGTTCTGGGATCTCACCAAGTCGTGCACGGACGCCCAGGGTCCGCAGGCTCGTAAATTCTGCAAAGAACACGGCGAGGCCAAAGCGGCTAAGGCTGACCTTGCGGAGCGTGCGAAGTGGCAGGCCAGAATTGACGCGGCTGAAAAGCAGCTCAATGACGCTCGCGAAGCCCTCAAGGCTGCGCTTGCTCAAGGCGGCCAGACCGCAACGCAGACGTCGGACGTCACGCCGTTCGTCGGCTTGGCCTCCTACGTCACGGGCGCCGAGCCTGAGAAGATCCAGTGGATCGAGACGTTCCAAACGTCGGTCACCAACATGGTTCTCGTCTCACTCGCCGGACTGGTGATGGCACTGATGCATATTCAGGGACGCGATCGCACGCCGTGGTTCGACTTGCGCGGCCTTTCGAACCGGATCAGCCGCGTGTGGAATGGTGCTCCAGCCGCACCCACGCCCCTAGCCGCAGAGGTGCCCCCTGCCCAGCAGGATGCGGCCCCCATCGCGCAAACCTACGTGGCGCCCATCGAACTGCCTAAACCCATCGCAGCCCCGGCAAGCAGCTCCCTCAACCTCCGCATTGAGGACGACCGCGGCCTCAAGGCCATCATCGAAGCCATTGAAAAGGCTTACCCCGGCGGCAGGATCGTCAAAGCCTAATGGCCCGTCCCCCCAAGACCTTCACCACACCCCCCAGCACAGACGAAGGCACCGTGGCGCCAACCATCGCGCCCGGTGCTCCCCCTCCTAAAGACTCAACGCCCAGCTAACCCGCGACCCCACAAGGACAATCGCCCATGACAGCCAAGCGCAAGGTCAGGTCGACAGACATCGCGGAAGCCACCGACACCAAACCCAACAAGGTCGGAAGACCAACCGCCTATAAACCCGAGTTCGTAGAGCAAGCCACAAAGCTCTGCGCTATGGGAGCAACCGACGCCGAAATGGCGGAATTCTTCAAAGTCTCCACTGTTACGTTCTACGCATGGTTGAAGATGCATCCTGAGTTTCTTAACGCCATACAACTTTCGAAAGACGCTCACGACAATCGCGTGGAGCGCAGCCTGTATCAGAAGGCGATCGGTTACGACCGGACGGTTGAGAAGGCGACGGCCTCGGGTGCTGTCGTGACCGTCAAAGAGTTCTTCCCGCCTGACACGGCCTCCGCGATCTTCTGGCTCAAGAATCGGCGCTCTAAGAAGTGGCGCGACCGTCACGAGCAGGACGTCAATGTGAACCTCACGCTGGCATCGCAGTTCGAAACGCTTCTGTCCGAGGTTCGTGGCGGCAAGCCTCAGATCGAGCTCGAGGCACAGCCTTTGACCATCGAGCACGACCCGTTGACGCCGGCTCAGGAGGAATAAAATTTCAGTCGGCAGCGGGTCGGATAAAAATATTATTCCAGGTGGTCGCGGGGTGGACAGAAAAAATATTCTCCCGCCAGCCGAGAAAACCCCCGACGATTGGAAAAAGTCGGTCGGTCGATGGTGCGAGAACCCGCTCGACTTCGTGCTCGAGGCCATCTTCAAGATCAGCGAGGACCGCTGGCAGCCTTGGATGCCTGGCACGCCGAGGCCCAAGGTGTCGCCCGTGGGCCCGGAGTTGTGGCAAGGGCAACTGCTGAAGGACGTTGCAAGGGCCAAAATCGAAGGCCGGCGCCGCTTTTCTGTGAGGGCAGGCCATGGGCCCGGCAAGACAACGGTCGAAGCCTGGCTGATCTTGTGGTTCGTGCTGTTCCACACCGAAGTGAAAGTCCCGGTCACGGCCAACAGCCAGGACCAGCTTCGCGATGTGGTGTGGGCCGAGATCTCCCGGTGGTGGCGTCAGCTCCCGCCCTTCCTCAAAGACTTGGTCGACATTACGGGCGAACGGGTGGTTCGCAAGGGCAACGCGGAGGGTGCGTTTGCGGTGGCGCGGACAGCCAGGCCGGAGCGACCCGAAGCCCTACAGGGGTTCCATTCGCCGACGCTGGCGTTCTTCGTTGAGGAAGCGTCTGGCATCGACGACATCATCTTCGAGACGGCCGGCGGCGCTTTGAGCTCGGCTGACTCGTGGGTGTTCATGTTCGCCAACCCGACGCGGACATCGGGCTACTTCTACCGCTCACACCATCAGAACCGGGACCAGTGGCGCACCTATGTGGTGCCCTGCCAGGCCTCGAGCCGAGTGTCGCCCGAGTATCCGTTGCAGATCGCCCGCGAGTACGGCGATCAATCCAACGTCTACCGCGTCCGCGTGTTGGGCGAGTTCCCGTTGTCCGAGGATGACAGCGTCATCCCGCTGGGCCTGATCGAGGCAGCCGTGGGCCGCGACGTCAGTCCGACAGTGGCGGCCATCGTGTGGGGCCTCGATGTGGCTCGGTTCGGTGATGACACCACGGCGCTATGTAAGCGCCAGGGCAACGTGATCCTCGAGCCGGTGCGTGAATGGCGCAAGCTGGACCTGATGCAGACGGCCGGCATCATCGCCAAGGAGTACCGCGAGACGCCATTCGAGAAGCGGCCCGCAGCGATCAACGTGGACGTGATCGGGCTCGGGGCCGGCGTCGTGGATCGGCTGCAGGAGATCGGTCTACCTGTCCGCGGCATCAACGTGGGCGAGGCGCCGGCAGACGACAGTGGCCGCTACATGCGGTTGAGAGATCAGCTTTGGTTCGAGGCGCGAGACTGGTTCGACACCAGGGCTGTGACGATGCCCAAAGACGACGGGCTCATGAGTGAGCTGGTCACCCCGAAATACAAGCTCGAGAGTTCGGGTAAGATCAAGGTTGAGTCGAAAGACGACATGAAGAAGCGCGGCGTGAAGTCACCCAACAAGGCCGATGCGTTCTGCCTCACGTTCGGAGGCGGGGATCTGGTGCCGGCGCTGCTGCCCGCTGTGGCACAGATTGACTACGATCCTTTTGGCCCAATCGGCGGGCAAGCCTACGAGCAGGCGCTACGCCAGACGGTGGCCGGCCAGGAGTACGACCCGTTCAAATGATGACACCGATCGACGTCGCGTCCCTCGAATACGTGTGCCTGAACATGAGGGAGTGCGATCGTGTCGAGATCTTTGCCCTGCGCCCGCACGACAACCCGATCCGTCTCGCGTGGGAAGCTAATCAGTTCATCCTCAACCACGGCCGCGGCATCACAGCGTGGCACGCGGGTCGGCCGGCTGGGGTTGCGGCTTTCACCGAGCTGTGGCCGGGCACGTGGGAAGCCTGGATGTTCGGCACGAACGACTTCAAGCACGTGGCGATCAGCCTGATGCGTTGGGTGCGCACCGAAGCCAACGACATCCTCACCACGCAGAAGGGCAATCGGCTGCACTGTGATTGCCGTGTGGGCAACGACGAGGCGCACAAGATGATCCAGGCGTTGGGCGCCAGGCCAGAGGTCACGCTGCGCAACTACGGCAAGGATCGCAGTGATTATGTCCGGTATGTCTGGTTGCCGGGCGAGAACGATCAGGTTCTGCGTCCCCACTACACACGAGCGGCGTGAGGCAGACCATGTGCGGCAGCTCGTCCCCGAGGCAGACCACCCCGCCACCTCCGACGCCACCGACGACGTTTGATTACCGCGTGCATCAGTACGCGGTCGAGAGTCGGCCGACGGCGACGGATCAGAAGAAGACGGAAGACCAGGCGACCATGATCAACAGCAACGACGGGCGCGACCCGAGCCGGCCGGACTCGTTTGCGAGTGGCGGCAGCATGGGATTGGGCGGCCTCTTCGGCGGTGGTGGCCTCTTTGGCGGCACCGACGGCGGGGGTTATGGCGGCGGCCCGTCATCCAGCGGCTCGGCCGCTCCATAAGGAGATCGACAGCATGTGCTTTGGCAGCAAGAAATCCAGTCCTCCGCCGCCGGCTCCGGCGCCCGTGGCTCCACCTGCGCCGACCAATGCGCCGGATCATTCCAACGACATTCGAAGCAAGGCGGCGAGTTCGACGACGACCGCGGGCGGCCCCGCGTCGTTCGGGTCGGAGCTGGGCAAGGCGTCGATGGACGAGATCAAGCCAACCACGTCCGGGACGTCGCCCGGACCCATCATGTGAGGTGACCCATGTGCGGCGGTTCCGGCTCTTCAGCGCCACCACAACCCCAGGCGCCTCCGTCACCGACTCCTGTCCGTGACAGCAAGATGGATGCGACCCGCGAGCGGCAGGACGCTTCGCGGAAAAGCGCGGCCAGCGGGTATTCGTCCACGATCCTGACACCGAAGGGTGGCGACACCACGCAGGCCCCGACCTCCAAGGCGACCCTTGGGGGTGATGCAACAGCGGCTAGCCCGGTGCTCGGGAGTTAACGAGCAATGGCACGCGATACGGCCGCGTCTGGCGAGTATGTCCAAGAGCTCAAGGAGCGATACGACACACTCAAAGGCGCGACCGAGCGCGTGAACGCAGAATCGGCGTGGCAAGAGATCGGGGAGCTCGTCTCACCACGCAAGATCGACTTTGTCGGGTCGCGTACGCCCGGCGAAAAGCGGATGTCCAAGGTCTACGATCCGACCGGCATCCATGCGAACGACCTTCTTGCTGCCGGCCTCCACGGCATGGCGACCAACCCGGCCAGCAAATGGTTCTCGCTGCGCATGGTGGCGGGCCGTCAGATCGACGAAGCCGGCGAGCTTATTGACCTGAACGACGATCCGGCAGTGCAGAAGTACCTGAGCCACGTTGAAGACGTGATGTGGCAGCGGATCTACCAGCCGGGGACCAACTTCACCACGGCGGTGCATGAGACGTACCTCGATCTGGGGTCGTTCGGCACGTCGATCTTGTTCGTCGGGCAGCGCGACAACGGCGGACTGCTGTTCGAAAGCCGGCCTCTGTCTGAATGCGTCATGGCGGAGAACGCCGACGGCAAGGTTGATACGGTGTTTCGGAAAACGGAATACACCGTGCGGCAGATGCTGCAGATGAAGCGTCGCGACGGATGGGACGTCAGCGACGAAGTGCAGAAGATGTACGACGACAAGAAGTATGACGAGACGGTGTGCGTGATCCACGCCGTGTATCCCAACGAAGAGCGCGAATACGGCAAGCGCGATCGCAAGAACATGGCCTATGCATCGTGCTACTTCGAGCATGAGACGGGCAAGAAGCTTGAGGACGGCGGGTTCCCGGAGTTCCCGTATCTTGCGGCGCGCTGGAGCAAGTATGCCGGCGAGATCTATGGCCGATCGCCAGCGATGACGGCGCTGCCCGACATCAAGATGCTGCAGGCGATGACGCTGACCGTGCTCAAGGCGGCGCAGAAGATCGTCGATCCTCCGTTGTGGCTCAAGTCTGACGGGGTCGTCGGGCAAACCCGTACGGTTCCCGGCGGCATCAACTACTGGAAGGGCAACCCGAACGACGGCGTGATGCTCATGCCGGTCACCGGACAGGCGCTGCCGATCACGCTCGAGATGCTGGAGGCGGTTCGCAACCGCATCCGCACCACGTTCTTCGTGGATATTCTGCAGATCGTCACCGATCAGGACATGACGGCGACCGAAGTGATGCAGCGCACGGCGGAACGCATGCGGCTGATGGGGCCGCTTGTGGGACGCCTTGAGGCCGAGCTGCTGGGGCCGATGGTGGAACGCGTGTTCGGCATTCTGGGGCGCTTAGACCTGCTGCCGCCCGCGCCGGAGATCATTCAGGACAAGGAATTCACCGTCGAATACGTGTCTCCGATCGCGACCGCGCAAAAGCAGCAGGCCGCGAGCGGCATCATGCAAGCCTTCCAGATTATTGGCATGCTCGGCCCCGACGCGGTGGCGCAGGTGGCCATGAAGAACATGGACATCAACAAAACCTTTCGCTGGGCGTGGGATCTGTTCAACAACGACCCCGACTTGCTCAAAGACAACGAGGCCGTGGCCCAGGCCGAGCAGATGGAAGCGATGCAGAGAAGTTCGGCGCTGGCGCAGCCCATGGTTGGCATGGCGGCCCAAGGCGGCAAGGGCATCAAGGATCTGGCCGGCGCGGTCAAGGCGCTCGGCGATACGCAGGCCGGCGGTGGGATCGACCTGAAACGGCTCATTGGGTCGGTCGGGCAGGAGCTGCAGGACAATCCAGACGCGCAAGCACTCGCGCAAGGAGCGATGAATGGCGAGCTCACCGGGGCGCCGTAACGGCACAAATCGCGCGGTGATCGCGGTTTCTGATGCCTGGAAACAGTTCTACCAGACGCCGGATGGGCGGATTGCCATTGCGCAACTGCTGCTGGCGTCGGGCGTGTATGTGCCGATTGAGACGTCAGACCCGCTCGAGATGGCGCGTCTGAATGGCGAGCGTAACGTTGCGTTGCGGATTGTGCAGATGATCGGGCTCAAGCCCGAAGAGTTTCCAACGCAAGCCGTCGAAGATGAGGACATCATCGCGCGGCTGTACAACCCGAGGCACTGACACATGGCAGATGGTACTGAGCCCGCTCCGACAACTGGTGGAGCACCAGCCGGGGCGACGTTTCTGACCAATGGCGTTCCTGAAGCCCCGCCCGCACCGCCCGCCAATGGGGCAACCGAAGCCATTCAAGGCGCACTGGATGCGCCACCGGAGTGGGCGCCGCAGAAGTTTTGGGATCCCAAGACCAAGACCGTGCGCAACGAGGACATGGGCCGGGCCTATCAGAACCTGGAAAAGCTGATCGGGCGCGAGAAGGTGCCCGTGCCGACGGGTGATGATGACGAAGAAGGGTGGAACCGCTGGTATGCGGCCACGGGCCGGCCGGACACGGCGGAGGACTATCAGTTTGAGCGGCCGACGCTGCCCAGCGAGCTGCCCTACGATGAAGCGACCGAGAAAGCCTTCCGCACGTGGGCGCATGTGAACGGGTTGAACAAGCGCCAGGCCAAGAATCTCTATGACGGCTACGTCAAAACGCAGCTCGAGCGGCATGCCAACTGGCATACAGAACAGTCGCAGGCGCGATCGAATGCCGAGCAGGCGCTGCGGCGTGAGCATGGCCAGCAGTATGATGCGTTCATCACCAACGCGCGCACGGCGATGACGCGGTACGCGGACCCGGACTTCCGCCAGTGGCTCGATTCCACCGGCATGGGCAATGATCCCCGCTTGATCCGTGCGTTTGGGCGCATCGGCAAGGAGATGAACGGGGAAAGCCGGCTCAAGGGCGCGGCACCGCAGCAGGCGGCCTCGTCCCAGGATCTCGATCGGGCGATTGCCGACTTCCGCGGCAAGCATGAAAAGGCGCTGTTTGATCGCTCGCACCCAGATCACAATCGACGGGTCGCGGAGTACAACAGCCTGTTTGAGCAGCGCTACCCATCGTGACCAAGGAAGAAATTCGGCTTGAGCTTCTTCGGCTCGTGCTCCCGAGGGACATTGCTAATCCCGACCTGGAGCGCGTGATCGCAAGGGCCAAGACGCTAGAGGCGTATGTGTTGGCCGGCGCGGGACACGCCAATGAGCCCCCGCACAAACCCGGTCATGCATCGCCTCATCAAGACCGGGCAAAGCCGCTGTTGACGGCTCCGGCGCGCAAGTAGCCTCTCAGAGTACCGCAACGACCGGAGGCCCGCGATAAGCGGACACCCGAAGGCTCGACGCACTCACCCTATCCAGAAACCGTTATGGAGCTGAGGACACATGTCCACTCAGATCACAACGGCGTTCGTCGAGCAGTACAAGGCGAACGTCTATCACCTAGCCCAGCAGAAGGGCTCGAAACTGCGGCGCGCTGTGCGCGTCGAGACTGTCACCGGCAAAAACGCGTACTATGAGCAGTTGGGCGCCACCTCGGCGCGCATCCGCACATCGCGCCATGCCGACACACCGCGCATGGACACCCCACACTCAAGGCGTCGGGTGTCCCTCAACGACTACGATCAAAACCCGGTCGCACTGGCCGCGTAAGCACCAGTGAAAAAGCGCACTAAATTCGGGGAAGCCCGTCATCACAGTAACGAGATGTGATAGGGTAATCCCGAGCTAACCTCGGATGAGGATGTGTAGAGACTATGGCAGCAGCTACCAGAGTTTCTGACGAAGTGCAGGCCGCCGTGATCGGCATGGTTCTTGGTGACGCCAGTCTGATCCAAGCCCAGGGACAAAACGGTGCCTATCTTCAGTTCAGACACTCACTCGCGCAAAAAGACTATGCCCTCTGGAAGGCAGACATCCTGCGCGAGATCACGCATGTTTCGGTAAATGAAAGTGAAGGGTATTTAGACGAGCGAACGGGGAAAAAATACCCGTTTGTCAACGTCAAGACACGCCAACACCCATTTTACACGAAACTGCGGCAGGCATTCTATCCTGTTCGGCATAAGGTCGTAGACCCGTTCTGGCTCAATAAGTTGGATGAACGAGGGTTTGCTATCTGGTATTTCGACGACGGCACAAGCAAGGACTACCACTGTTATCTGGCGACGCTTGGATTCTCATGGCCTGAAAATCAGGTCATCGCCAAGTTCATCTGGGGGCAGTTTAACGTTCATGCTCAAGTGCGGCGTTGGACCAAAGGCAAGCCTATCATTCATATCCCAGCGAAATCGCGCCAGAGACTGAGCGATATCCTCGCTCAGTACGCCGAGCCTGCCAGCATGGGGTACAAGCTACCGTACGTGCGCCCCCTTCGTGGTGAAAACCTGAGGTTCCCCAAGGCTGGGAAACCTCGCGGTTGGTATCCGAAGGGTGATGATATAGTCCGCTCCCCGGAGCAATCCGGGAACTCGGCAGAAATGACCGAGTGAATGAACAACCAGGTGGGCCGACCTCGTTGATGGCGAAGATCAAGTCCGCATGCTCATCGATCCAACCTCGCAGTATGCCGAGGCGGCTTCGATGGCCATGGGTCGCGCCATGGATGATGCCATCATCGCCGCGGCGGATGGCACAGCGTACACTGGCGTCGATGGATCGACGGCGACCGCGTTTGACTCGAACATGGTCATCGGTGTGCAGACCCGGTGGACCGGCGTCACGGCCGCTGACGTCGGCATGAACGTGGCGAAGATCCTCGAGGCCGGCAAGGCGCTCGCGGCTGCCAACGTCGATCCCGACGAAGAGAAGTGGATGGTCCTGAACGCACGGCAGATCAAGTCGCTGCTGATGGACACCCACATCTCAAGCCACGACTACAACGCCGTGAAGCCGTTGGTGTCGGGG